ACTCTAGCTGCTGGTGGTACAGGTACAGTTGGTGCTGGTGACGTTATTACTTTTGCTGGAGATCCCAATAAGTATGTAGTAACTAGTGCAGTATTTGCAGGAGCTAACCCTGCTGCTGGCGATACTATTACTATTGGCGCTAACGGACTGCGCGTTGCAATGGCTGCTGCCGCTAAAGCAATTACTAAAGTTGCAGCTTCTGATCGAAACATGGCGTTTAACCGCTCTGCTCTCGTTCTTGCTTCACGCGCTCCAGCCCGTCCGTCAGAAGGCGATATGGCATCAGATGTTATTGTTATTACTGATCCGCGATCAGGTCTTAGCATGGAATTTGCCATGTATAAAGGCTACAGAAAAGTACGCTATGAAGTGGCACTTGCTTGGGGTGTTAAAAACATCAAGCCAGAGCATACTGCCCTGCTACTTGGTTAAGTTTTTTGATGCACAGACTTGCCCCTTCTTCGGAGGGGGCATTTCTTTATAAGGTGAACCATGGCATATTCTTCAGACGCTAATCTACTAGATTTTATTCCCGATATTCTCAATCTTGGGATTGATTCTTTTTTAGATGAACACCCAAAGGCGGCAGCCGATATTCAACGTGAGTTACGCATTAAGTGGTGGCCGCGCAAAGGTCTATCGGGCGAGATGGATATTACTAAACTTACTGATAGCCAATTTATAACCGCATCTACCTATCTGGTATTATGGCGCTACGCTTTACCGCAGTTAACTAACTGGGTGGACGGAGATAGATTCGGAAATATGATTACTTTTTATAAAGCCAGATATGGCGAAGAATTAGAAGATGTATTGTCTGACGGAGTTGAATATGATTCTGACGGGGATGGTACAGTGCAAGACTCAGAAAAGCAGCCTGTCGGCCAGCGGTTAGACAGATAATGGACGTTAAAGTTGATACCAATGCCAAGGAGATAGGCAAGCGCATCAAGAAGAAAGGTAAGGCATTATCAGCAAGCTTTAAGCGAGCCTTATCTATTACTGCTCAAGCTGGCGTTAATATTATTCAAGCAAGAACCAGCAAAGGTGATGGGTTTAAAGGCGGTAAGTTTGAAGGTTATAGTACAAAAGGCAAAAATGGAGGTTACGCGGGATTTAGGGAAAGAAAGGGGAGAGGTCTAACCCCAGACTTGCAGTTTACAGGTAATATGCTAGGTTCTATGACTACAAAGGCCAGCAGTAAGCAGGCTGAAATATTCTTTAGGGGCGCAACCGAGTCAGGCAAAGCCGCTATGAATGATAAGAAAAGGCCTTTCTTCGGTTTCAGTAGTTCTGAAGAAGAGAAATTAGGCAAAATATTATTTAGGGCGTTGAAATGAGTGTAAGAGAAAACATTGCCAACAACTTAGTTGCTACACTTCAAGCGGTAGTTACTCCAGTGCGTATTAAGTACGTTACTAGAGAGCCTTTTGATTTTACAAAATTATCTAGCGCACAGTTTCCCGCTATATTGGTACGCAGTGCTGGCGAAGATAGAGAAGATAGTACTATTGGTGGCTCAATCAGCCAGCGTATGGCTACAATAAATTATCAGTTCATTTGTTATGTGAAAGGCGTTGTTATAGATTCTGATCGTAATAACATTATCGCAGCAATTGAACAAGCTCTTGATGTTGACAGACTGCGGGGCGGCTATGCCTTAGATACGCAGATAACCAATATTGAGATTGACGAAGGTTCCATCGATCCCATAGGCGGGGTCATTATTACAGTCCGTGTAATGTATAAATATACTCGCGGCACAACTTAAATTTAATTATGAGGAATTATCATGGCGACTAAAACAGGCGCATCTGGTGTAGTAAAATTGCAAGTTTCGGGTACGACTGTAGCCGTGATAGGTGAAGTAAGGTCTTTTACTTTTGACGGGTCAGCAGACACTATTGAAGATTCGGTAATTGGTGATGTTGCACGTTCATACAAGACTGGCTTAAAGACTAATACAGTATCAATTGAATGCTATTGGGATGAGGCAGACGCACAACAGCTAATCTTAGATGAAGGCACAGATATTGATTTTGAAGTCTACCCAACTGGTACTGGCTCTGGCGAGACATTCTTTACAGGTGGCGGCATCGTAACTACTCGTTCAATCACTGGTGCTTTTGATGGTATGGTTGAAGCCAGCTTTTCAATACAGTGCAGCGGAGCCGTTGTTGAAGCTCAAGTTTAATTAAGAGGAAAAACCATGGGATTAGCTAGAGAATTAAGAAACAGAAGAAAGGTAGAAGCTAGAGAAGTAATAGTTCCTGCGTGGGGTAATGAATCTGGAGCGTTTAAGTTGTATTGCAGGGCTATTACCTGCTATGACCTAGACGTATTGCAGAAGAAGCACCCTAACTTTCTAAACAACACTACCATCGGGGCAATGGTTGACCTGATCTGTATGAAGGCAGAAGACGAAGGTGGTAATAAAATATTTACCTCTGCCGAAGATCGTATTGACTTGATGGGCGAGGAGACTAACGTGGTGTCTGAGATTGCTAATCAGATGTTTGCGGAGATTGAATCCGTAGAGGCTGCCACGGGAAACTAAAACGCGATCAGTCAAGGATGAATCTGCTTTCCTTGGCTGACCGCCTCCACATGAGTATAGAAGAAGCAGAGCAGATGCCCGTCAGTCACTTCAACGAGTGGTTGGCCTACTTCCATATAATGAGTGAGAAAGATGGCTGAAGATTTAAGCATTGTAATTAGGTTATTTGATAAGACTAAAAAAGGTCTAAGCTCTGTAACTAAAAATATTGCCAAAGTTGCTGGGTCAGTAGTCAGCTTACGCTCAGCACTTATTCTAGTAGGTGGCGCGGCTGGCTTTGGCTTTATGGTCAAGTCATCCTTAAACGCCACAAATGCTTTAAAGAAGACAGCAGACAAGATTGGTACTACTACCGAGGCACTAGGTGGGCTTAGGTATGCAGCAGAACTTACTGGCGTTGCATCTAATACGATGGATATGGCTCTGCAAAGGTTTACGAGAAGAACTGCGGAAGCCGCCAAAGGAACGGGCGAAGCCAAGAACGCTATCAAAGAACTTGGTATAAACGCCAAAGATCTTAATAAAATGCCTCTAGATGAAAGAATGCTAGTCCTAGCAGATGCTTTTGGTAATGTGTCAGGCGAATCTGACAAGTTAAGATTAGCTTTTAAGCTGTTTGACTCTGAAGGTGCTGCCCTTGTTAATACTTTGGCATTAGGCAGAGATGGCTTAAAAGACTTGTTAGGAGAGGCAAAACTTCTTGGCCTTACAATGTCCGATAATGCAGCAGCGGGTGTTGAAAAAGCAAACGATGAAATAACGAAATTATTGTCTTTAGGAAAAGGTTTAAAGGATCAGTTTTCTGCTGCTCTTGCTCCCGCTATTACAGAAGTTACAAAAAAGATTACAGAATTTTTCTTGGCAATTGTCAAAGAAGAAGGCGGTGTTGAAAACTGGGCTAGGGGCATGGCTAAGTCGTTTATTGAGTCGGCCGTTGTCGTAGTTAAGTCTTTAGATACAATTTTGACAAATGTAGGTAAAACATTTCAGTTCTTCAAAGATCAAATCACTAGTTTTAAAAAATGGCAGAGGTCTACTGACTTAAAAGGATTTGCAAAAGAGGCCGATATAGCCTCTGCGGCTTATACAAAGTTGATGTCAGGCGGTGGCTTAACTCCATCAGACATAAGAGGGCTAGGAGGGCTTGCCAATGGCGTTAAATCATCAGTAGAAGAGGTCGCTGCACGATATTTTGAATTGCAGGGTTTAATTGAAGAAATTGAAGCCGACATAAGTGGCGGCAAACCTATAGACTTTTCTAACATAATTGATTTTGAATCTTTTGAGAAGTTAGCTTTACAACTCGTATCTGGCATTGAGAAGGGATTTCAGGCAGTTAAAAAAGGCGCTGCCGATAATGTTGAGGCATTATCAAACACACAGCAAGCCTACATAGATTGGCAGAAAACAATAATGGACACCGATGACATTGTTAAGTCATTTACTACTCAGGCGCTGGATGGTATGACCAACGCTCTTACCGCAGGTATTACTGGTGCTGCTAACTTTGCTGACGCTATGAAATCAATGGCTAAAAGTGTAGTTGATAGCCTTATAAAAATGCTTGTTCAAAAATATATTGTTGACCAAGCGTTTGGCGCAATTACAAGTTACTTCAACCAAGGTGTAAGTTCTTCGACTAATTTTGGCCCAAGCGACTTATCTGCTCCTAACGCTGGCCCACAGCCACCGGGTCGAGCTATTGGTGGTTCAGTGCAGGCTGGTCAATCTTATACTGTAGGTGAGCGTGGGCCAGAAATGTTTGTGCCTAATCAAAGCGGCTCTATAGTGCCAAGCAATAAAATGGGCAGCGGTTCTGGCGTTATAATCAATCAAACCATCAATGTCACTACAGGCATACAAAGCACTGTAAGAGCCGAGATAGTCGGGCTAATGCCTCAGATAGCTCAAGCGGCTAAAGGCGCTGTAGCAGACGCTAGAGTGCGTGGTGGTAACTTCTCGAAAGCAATGGTCGGAGCATAATCAATGCCGTTATCTTTTCCAAACGTAGGCGTACAGAATATGTCTATGCGTCTCAAACGTGTAGTCGCTGTAGCTGAATCGCCATTTACGTTAGACACACAGGTATACACGCATCAGGGTGCTAGGTGGGAAGCCGAGGTCACACTGCCCCCACTAACCTATGCGGAATCAAGATCAATTGAGGCTTTTATTGTCGGGCTAAAAGGCCGAGAAGGTACGTTTACTTTTGGCAACCCATTACATACCAGCACAGCCACGCTAGAAACTAGTGGGTCAACAGCGATACGAGCAGAGACTTTAACAACATCATCAAGCAGCACAGCGGTTACTGCTGGAACCTACTTTCAGTTAGGAAGCTACTTATACTTGGTGACTGCTGATAAGTCATCAGGGGCTGGTACACTATCCTTTCAGCCGCCTTTGAGAGAGTTAGTTGCCACAGGTACATCTTTGGACTTTACACTGCCTAAAAGCCTTTGGCGCATGGCCTCTAACGATGTTGCATGGTCAACCAATGAGGCTAGTTTGCAGGGCTTTAGCTTTGCTATGGTGGAGGCGTTATGAGTCGCAATTTATCTAGTGGAATGCAGGCGGTTGCTATCGCTGATGTTGTTCGCCCAATCTTCCTTGTGCGTATGGTATTTGACTCTGGTGCGTCACCAAATGAATTAAATGTGTGGTCTGGCGTAGGCGATCTCAGTTATGACAGCGAAACATACACTGGCGTAGGTGACTTACTGAAGATTAGTGCCGTCACCGAAACATCAGATATGCAAGCAAGCGGTATTAACGTCATCCTCACAGGAGTTAAGTCTTCACTTGTAGTGATTGCAAAAGATCACGAATATCAAGGCAGACCGTTAACTGTTATGCTTGGAGCCTTTGATGCATCAGGTTCTTTAATAGCAAATCCGACAATAGTATTTTCTGGATTTATGGATACCATGACTATCTCAGAATCTGGCGAAACTGCTACAATAAGTATAGCGGTTGAGAATAAATTAATAGCTTTTGAGCGATCAAAAATAAGGCGCTACACCGCAGAAGATCAGAAGATTGATCATCCCGCAGATAAAGGATTTGAGTTTGTCACTGCGATTACTCAAAAAGAAATTATTTGGGGTCGTGCTTCTGGTAAGACTGATGCTCATTATGATGACGGGGGACAATATGAAGGACAAAATAATAGACGTTAAGATTGCACATGAATGCTTGGCAAATGTAAAAGAAGAAATTAAGCCATTGTTAGAAGAACATTGGGAGATGGTAGCCCTTAACAAAGGAGCTATTAAGCTAAACCCCGATTGGGAAGAATATTCAAGGTTGGATGCCGCTGGTATTTTGCGAGCATTTACAGCAAGAAAAGATGGTAAATTAGTAGGGTATTGCGTATTAACTGTATCTACTAGCATTCATTATTCCGATCATGTATTTGCCAACAACGATGTTACCTTTGTATTGCCAGAACATAGGGCAGGCGCTACAGGTTACCATCTAATTAAGTTTGCAGAAGACCACTGCCGAGATAACGGTGTTTCTTTGATGAATATTAACACCAAAGTCCATTTGCCTTTTGATGAGTTGTTAATTGGCATGGGTTTTGACCTAATTGAACGTATTTACTCCAAATGCTTTAAAGGATAAAAAATGGCTGTTGCATTAATCGCAGGTTTAGTCACTGTTGGTGGGGCAATTATTGCCAACACAGGTATCAACCTATTCTTAGCTTTTGCTATTGGCGCAGGTATGTCAATCGTATCTCGCGCATTAATGCCTTCGCCTGATATGGGCGCACAAATGGGCGGTCGCTCTGTAATGACCAGAGAAGCTGCACATTCAAGAAAAATAGTTTATGGCCGCGCTCGTATTGGCGGCAATGTTGTGTTCTTAGAATCAACAGGCGCAGATAACAAGTACCTTTGGCTAGTCATTGCTGTCGCTGGGCATGAGATAGATGCATACGAAGAAGTCTGGTTTAATGATCAAAAGATATGGTCTGGCGGTTCTTTTATCGGAAGCTGGGGCAGCTATGTCAATATTAGCTTTTACAAAGGCGATCAGACCGCAGCAGATAGCGCCCTTAATTCTGCATCATCAAAATGGACATCTAATCATAAGTTACTTGATACAGCTTATATGGTTGTTAAATTAACCTATGACGTAGATCAGTTTGCTAATGGGTTGCCTAATATATCAACTGTAATTCGCGGCAAAAAGGTATTAAACCCCTCGAACAATGCAACCGCTTGGTCACAGAATCCTGCTCTTTGTGTTTATGATTACCTGCGAGATACAAAGTATGGCTTGGGCGAGTCTGCCAGTAATATCTTAACTTCTAGTGTTACGGCTGCTGCTACGATTTGTGATCAAACCGTTTCTTTAGCCGCTGGCGGCACTCAAGCCAGATACACTATAGATGGTGTTGTAGATACTGCTGGATCAATGAAAAGTAACATTGATGCAATGCTTGGCTCTATGATTGGCCGACTTGTATTCTCTGCTGGTCAATTTGAGATATACGCAGGAGCTTACGTTTCTCCTACCTATCTTGTTGATGAATCTGTTGCTGTTGGCGATATATCTATACAGACTAAGCAGTCAAGGCGCAGCGCATACAATGGCGTTAAGGGTGTATTCTTATCCGAAGATGATAACTATATTCTTGCTGATTATCCCGCTCAACTTTCAAGCACTTTTGCCGCTCAAGATGGTGACCCTATTTATTTAGATATGGCTCTGCCTTTTACTGTCAACAACATCCGCGCCCAGCGTATAGCCAAACTGGCGTTGTTCCGCAGTAGACAGCAAGAAGCGATCACCATCCCCTGCAACCTAAGTGCTTTGCGTTTTAAGATTGGCGATAACATCAATGTAAGCAATGTCCGTCTTGGATATTCTAATAAAGTATTTGAGGTGGTTGGCTATAATTTAGACTTCTCTAGCGGTCAGATTGTAGTCAATGTTGACGCAATAGAAACTGCTGCGTCTATCTGGAACTGGGCAACATCTGACGAAGAAGTGTTCTTGGGGGGCGGTGAAGTAGCCTTGTATAATGGTATGACAGCCGCTGCACCTACCAGCCTAAGTGTTACAGGCGATAGTTTTTTAAGCTCTGATGGAACTTTTAATGCAGAGTTTAATGTGGCGTGGGCTAATGCTGATGATGCCTTTACTGATCATTATGTGGTTGAGTGGAAGCTGGCTAGTGTATCCAATTATTACTCCATGACTACCAAATCAACCCCTGCGGTAATCACTACTTTGCAGAATGGTCAAAACTATAATATTAGAGTCAAAGCCATTAATGAAATTGGCGTTTCTTCTGCGTATGTATCGGCTACTCCTACCGCAGCAACTGATACCACAGCACCTAACGTACCATCAAGCGTATCTGCAACAGGCCAGTTTGGAGCTATCTCTGTCAACTGGACTAACCCCACAGCGTCAGACTTTAGCCATGTAGATGTATACCAGTCAACGTCATCTGGCGGCACATATGCTTTAGTTGGTAAGAGTTCAGGTACATCGTTTGTAAAGGTAGGGCTAAGCCCCACGACTACCTATTATTATAAGGTTAAGGCCGTTGACTTTACTGGCAATCAATCTGCGTTTAGCGGTGTAGTCAATGCCACAACAACAACAGCCCCAGCAGCGACTATTCCTGATGGCAGTATTTCTACGGTTAAAATTGCAGACGATGCAATCACCAACAGACTGATTGCTACTGATGCCGTAAATTCTGATTCTATTGTTGCCAATGCAGTTACTGCTGTTGAGATTAATGTTGGCAATTTAGCCGCGATCAGTGCCGATATAGGCGCGATAACAGCAGGCTCTATAAATGGCGTAACCATTCAAATTGGCTCTGGCACAAGCATTTTTAAAGCCGACACTAACGGTATTTATTTAGGCAATGCAACATTTGGCAGCGCACCATTTAGAGTTACCCCTGCTGGCGCAATTACAGCTACAAGCGCAACCATCACAGGGACGCTGACAGCAAATAATATTGATGGCACCACCGTAAGCTACACATCAGGCGGTGATTTACAGGTTGGAACAATTGGCACAGGCAATATAAATAATGACGCTGTGACTAACGCTCTTATTGCTACAGACGCGGTAAACCAAGACTCAATTGCTGCAAACTCTGTAACAGCGGTTGAGATAGTTGCTGGCAGTATTACGGCTACAGAGATAGCCGCCAACACTATTACGGCTAATAAAATAGCAGCTAACACTATCACGGCTTCACAGGTTGCGGCCAATACTTTAACGGCAGCACAAATACAAGCATCTAGCATTACAGTAGACAAGCTATCGGGTGATGTATCCGAGCTATACCCAACAAGTTTTTATGCAAACCATACAATTACAACATCAACAACATTTGTTCAGCAGTTTCATCTGCCTGCTCCATCTTTGGGAATAGTAAAGCGTCAGCGCCTTGATTTTGATTTTGATTTTACTTTTGCTAACGCAGGAGGCGCGAACTTAAAATTTGATCTTGAATTTATTATGCAGGTCAAAAGTAAATCTGCAACTGGAACAGCAGTTTCAACCGTTACGCTGTCGGGTGGCGCACCGCCTTATAATCAGTGGATGTATATGACAGGCAACCAGTTGGCTAAATTAGATAATAATGGTGGGGTTGCTAATAACAGTGCTGGCAGTGGTACAACTGGCACGATTAATTCTGTTTTCTTTGAGGCAAGCCTCAATCGGACATATGTAATGGTATCTTCAGCCAGTGCCGCATTTTCTACTGGTGATACAATGTATTTTAGTCCTAGCAAGTTTTTATCTGTTGGTACTTACTTTTCGCCTGAAAATACTCAAGCGGTTCAGATATACATACCGCCTAGCGTAACGGTCACTCATAGGCTTTCTTTTTCTGAGACATTTGGCGAGTCATCAACTGTTACAGAATTTAGGCCGTCAATGCGCGAAACAAGCAGCATTGCTAACGTAACCGCCAAGCTCCAGAAGTGGAGTGGCACAATGGAGAATGTATCGTGATTGAGGTTGGGTATACGACTAATGATGGAACAGATACAATAGCTGAAACAGTAGCTGATGCTCCTTTAGCTAACGCGACTATCTCTGCGCTTAGAGAAGAGTTAAAATCACGCACTGATATATATACTTTCTTTCTTCAGACCAGCTATGACGGTGTGCAGCGATACGCTTACCTTGACCCTTTAGAGGCTTAACATGATTTTTAATTTAGTAGCTCAAGACACAGCCCCACAGGTAAAGGCTACCATTACGCGAGAAGATGACGGTGCTGCTGTTGACCTGACGGCTGGTGGTACGGCTGTTGTAAAATTAAAGTTTCGCAAAAAAGGCACGACTTCAATACTTTTTACGCTAACCGGATTGAACACGCCTAGTACTAATTACGCTAAAGGTATTGTTTTGTTTAATTTTGGCGGTAATGATTTAAAGATTGCGGCTGGCTTTTACGAAGGCGAGATCGAAATTACTTATGCTAATAGTTCGGTGGAAACTATATACGAGCTAGTTAACTTCCAGCTACGGGCTGACTTCTGATATGGCTAACGGCAAGTTTAGTCTGGTTAAAAGCGTTGCGTCAGTTGCTTTAAAAAAAGCGATAGCCTTTGTTGAGGTCGGTTATTTCATAGTGGCCCAACTAATCTTAAAGACCTTTGCAGATTCATCAACATTAACGGATACAATAAGCCGATTATTTGGTTCTGTTAAATCAGATACAGCGGGAACTTCTGATGACTTAGAATTTAGCAATCAAAAGGCATTATCAGATTCTGGTTTGGCAGCAGAGCAGTTAATAATTCAAGCACTAAAAGATTTACAAGACGCTGGCAGTCTTATTGATGTCCCAACATTTGCATCTGCTTTGGCTAAAGCTGATTCATCCGCTCTTAGTGACCTTGCTAGTCTTCAGTTTAATACTGAGTTTGCAGATTCTTCAGCCATCACTGATGTAATAGATGTGCTGCTTTTCTTTGGCGTAATCTTATCTGACTCAGCAGGTTTATCGGATTCTGAAACGTATGCATTTAACAAGGGCATAACTGAAAGCCCTAGTGCGGTTGATGCGTTGCTGTTTGTGCTTAATTTTGTGAGAGATTTGCAAGAAACATCTGTTATTTCTGACGCTGCAAGTTTAAATATTGACGCGATTAAGACAGACTCTGCTGGATTCGGGGACGTAATTAGCATAGTTGTAAGCCTTGCTATTACTTTAGCCGATGCTGCTGATGCAATAGATGTTCTTACTTTGGTATATGGGTTAGCGCCTAGCGATTCCCCTGCCTTGGCAGATCAAATTACACGCAAAGATTTCAGCAAAGTAGTTACCGAAGCACTATTTGGCACTGATGATCTTGATGGTGCTTCTGGTGTTGACGATGATCAAACCATGACCTTTGTCAAAGTTAGGACTGATCTTGGATTTTTAAGCGATAACGTAGTAAACTTGACGAGTAAAATCGTACAAGACACCCCTTCTGCGGATGATTCTGGTAGCTTAACTACTCAGACTTATGCGTTAGAAGATTATTTTGCAGAAGAGTATTGCGGTTTCATCCGCACATTTTAAGAGGCTAACATGGTTAAAGATAAATTAAAATTGCGCGGTGATGTTGCGATTGTTATTAAAGCGGCTGACGGATCAATTAAAGATACAAGAAACATTAAGAACTTAGTGGTGAATGATGGTTTAAATTTCATCGTGTCACGAATGAAAGATACTACCCAAAACGCTATGACTCATATGGCGGTTGGATCAAGCACAACTGCCGCAGCAGCAGCGCAAACTGATTTGGTGTCTATTCTAGGCAGCAGAGAAGCAATAGATACCATTAACGTAGCTGCCAATGCAATTACCTACGTTTCAAGTTTTGAAGCTGGCGATGGCACTGGAGCGGTTACAGAAGCGGGTATTTTTAATGCCGCAAGCTCTGGCGATATGCTTTGTCGTACTGTTTTTAGCGTAGTTAATAAAGGTGCTTCAGATAGCATGACTATTACTTGGGCTATTACGCTTACCGCATCTTAATTTAATTGGGGTTATCCGATGTCTACAATCGTCACAAGGTCGGGCAAAGGATCGGCCCTTACAAATAATGAGATTGATGCCAACTTTAATGGTCTAAATTCAGATAAATTAGAGACTGGCAGTTTAAGCGTTAATACTAATTCAGCGGGTACTGCTGGACTAGCTTACTCGTCCAACGTATTTACCTACACGCCACCTAACTTGGCAGTTTTTGCCACGCTATCTGGTGCAGCCTTTACTGGTGCCATTACAACTAATTCTACTTTTGACGGTCGAGATGTTGGTACTGATGGCTCTAAATTAGATAATATTGAAGCAAATGCAGACGTTACGGACGCTACTAATGTAACAGCCGCTGGCGCTTTGATGGATAGTGAAGTTACTAACCTTGCACAGGTCAAAGCGTTTGCCTCTTCTGACTATGCGACGGCAGCACAGGGCGTTAAAGCAGATGCTGCTCTTGCCAATATTGTTGAAGATACTAGCCCACAATTGGGCGGTGATTTAGACAGTCAAGGCAAGGATATTACTGATGTCGGCATTTTGTCGGCTGATGCAGTAGCTGCTATATACGGATCATCTTCAGCGCCTGTTGTATTTGCCGTCACTGTTGGTTCTAAAACTGCTGGTCATCCATACAATGGCGATGGCAGTGGCAGCGCATACTTTCTGAATGGCGTGGAAGCTCCAGCAATAAAGTTTTCTGGCGCAGATAATGTAACTAGCTCCACAGGTTATTATTATAAATTCGACCAATCCAACAGCAGTAATAGCGGTCATCCTTTGCTTTTCTACTACGATGCCGCAAAGACTACAGCATTTACAACTGGAGTTACTACATCAGGTACGGCTGGTAATGCTGGAGCGCACACTACAATAGCAGTGACTGCTGACACGCCTAATATTGTATATTACGAATGCACCGCTCATGCTTATATGGGTAATGTTGCTACAGCTATTACTACGACTATTGGTACTACCGCAGCTTTAAAGGTGCCATCAGGTACTACAGGACAAAGACCATCAGGCGTAGCGGGTCAGTTTAGATACTCTACAACTTTGGGTAAATTTGAAGGATACACTGATGCATGGGGAGAAATTGGTGGTGGTGCTGCCGATCTCAAACTTAACAGCTTTACAGGTAATGGCTCAACTGTAGCTTATACGCTGTCATCAAATCCTGTTGAGGATAATACGCTAGTTTATGTTGACGGTGTGTATCAGAACAAAACTGGATATGCGATTGTCAATAATGTACTGACGTTCTCTGAGGCTCCTGCGAATAGTTCTGCGATTGAAATTACAGCGGCAACAATTGCGCCAGTAGAGGCAAGCACT